GAACAGTTCTTCGACAAGCTGTCTGGTTGTGAAGCCTTCAAGAAGTGCAGAATCAGAAAGATTGACTTCGTCTTCTTCCAGGACGATTTCGATTCCAGATTCCAGACGGAAAGCCGGCCGAACGCCAAGGTTGCCACCGGACGCGTTGCCGTTGCCCAAACTGCCGTCCGTGTTGACACTCCGCGCACCGTACGAACTGCCGGCGTACGGGGTTATCAGCCACCACCAGTCGTCCAGTTCAAGAAGGTCCTGTTCGGCGTACTTTTCAAATTGCTTCTGGGACAGAAGGCCGATCTTGTCCTGGCTTGTCCCATATCCGGCGCCGCCCTGGTGATCCGAAAGGTCCCATTCTGTGGTCACGATCCTATCCGCGTTGATCTTTCCGGCGCCCTTCATGGCTGACAGGAAGTTTTCGTTCAGGTCTTTTCGAATGGTGCTTGTGCGCCAGTCGTTCAGATTGAACCCTTCCGGACGCTCATATAAAAGCGGGAACAGGTTGAAAGGTCTGTCGCCGATTGATTCGGCCGTGATAACAAGTGTCGTCCCGTCTGTGAAGTGGTCCAATATCCGAAGCGTAGCCGGTCCCGCGTTAAACTCTGACCCGATAGCCAGGTCCTTAATTTTTGCTTTTACTGCCATTTTGTTTTCCTCCTTCATAATCTTCGATCACGACTTCGACGCGTGGGTTTTTCGGGTCCACGGCGAAGGAATCGGTGAAATATTCGATATGCTTCCAGCCGTCATTTTGTAGGACGCCCATGTGAACAAGGCTGTCCTGGACGAATTTCTTCGCAAATGCTATATTGTCTTTGTCGCGTCGCCGGTTTGGTTCGACCCAGGTGTAATGGATAACGACCGGACCCGTAAACGTGACGCCGCGAATCTGTGTTTTTATCATGTAGCCGATAACGTGTTCGGCCTGTTTTTTCATAGACGCCGCTTTGTATTTGCCCTTTTTACCGCGTTCCGCGTCTATGTACTCATTCAGCCCAGGCAATAAGCCCGGAACAGTGAATTTACAGCGCAAGACTTCACTTCCTTTCATTCCAGGCCAAGAAGTTTCCTGGCCTTATCTCTGCGGTCTATTGCGTTCCCTGTGCGTCTGGAATCGCCGACCAGTTTCAGCCGGATCGGACACATTTCCAGAACGCGGTCATATATTCGCGAATGTGCCAGGGAAGGCGGGTTCTTTAGGTCTTCCATAGACAGGTTCGTCGTGACGATCAGTGGCATTCCAGACCTTGACCTGGTATCAACCACATTGAAGACCTGTTCCACGGAATAGGACGTGTCCCGCTCGACGCCAAGATCATCAATGACCAGCAATTTATAACGCTGTAATTTGTCAATGAACGCCTGGCGTTCTTCGTCGAAGCCTTGAAGCCTGTTCAGGATACGGGGGAAGTTTGTCACGCTGACCGACACCAACTTTTCAAGAAGGGCGTTCGCTATGCAACAGGCCAGAAATGACTTTCCGGTTCCGACGCCGCCATAAAACAGAACCCCGATATTGTCCTTTTTCATTTCCTCCCAGTTCTCGACGTACTTCCGGCATACTTGCGATACTTCCGGATTTCTCTTGTCGTCCTGGTCGAATGTGTATTGAAGATACGCCGGATCGGTGATCCCGTCGCGACGAAGAACGTCCATTCTTTGAAGAAATTCCCGTTTTTCCTCCGCCGCGCGTTCTGCTTCAATTTCCTTTTGTCTGCAATCGCAAGGGATACCGACGCGGACCTGACGTTCTTCTTTCCCTCCAAACGAAGGAAACATGACATCACGCTGTTTTCTTGTGTGACATTTACCGCACATCAGGAAGCCTTCCGCGTCCATGTAGTCAGATTCTTCTTGATTTTTAAGGCTGTTTCTGACCAGGCCTTCGAAAATGTTGTCTGCTCTTTCCATGCGATCACCCCTTCAAGAAGTCTTCGTCGTCGTCGTAGTTCTTTTCGGCTGGGGCCTTCTTGACGATCGCCGCTTGACATTCATCATTCCAGCGTTCACCGCGAAGGAATGTAGCTGGATATGGAATGAACTGGCCGCCTTCTTTAGTCCACTGATCAGACTTCTTCCAGCGCTCGACGCTTTCAATGATTGCGGCTGTTGTTTCTTCATCAGGCTTTATCTGTCCCCAGGCCTTGATCGCGTCTTTCTTACCGACCCTTTTCGGATACACTGACCAGAAAAGATCAAAACCGTCCACCTTGCGAACGTCGTCAGACGTGTCGCTTTGGATTGGATTTGTATTCGGATTCGGATTGGATTGGATTGGATTACGGGGACATTTGCTATCATTTGATTTCAAATGTGTTTTTGGGGTATTGCTATCGGTTGATTTCAAATGATTTCTTTTGCCTGTTTCCGTTATCACTTCACTTCCGTCGTCCGCGTATGCCGGATATTTACTTCGTTTGTTTCTGATCTGCTGGTGCTTGTCCCAGGTGGTGACTTGAAGAAGCATATCGCCGTTATTCCTATATAAAATGACCAGGCCAGCATTCGCCAGCGCATGAAGCCAGCTTTCAACGGAAGAAGAACGAAGTGTCCGCCTTCTGGGGTACAGTAGAGAAGCCAGGAGATCAGGATCGGCTGAAAATCGTCCGTAGTCGTCGCAATTCACAAGAAGACGATAGAAGAAGACTTCTTCATCTGCCGACAGGCGATTCAGGGTTTCGCTTTTACAAATGGATTCTTTTATAATCCTGTTCGGCATTCTATTTCACCCCCTTACGCTTTCTTCTGGCACGAACGACACAGTTCGCGCCCGAACTTCTTCATGGAATAACCTTGTTCAGCTTCTGAAATAGGTCCGCCGCATTCAGGGCATACAGCGCCACCGCTGGACGCGCTCTGGTGGGCTGTGTGCGTCGTTTGACTTGTCGCCTGGGTGTTTGTATTGCTTGACCCGTTTCGCGCTCCTGTGGTCGATTTTGGCGGTCCCTCTGACTTGCCTGTCATATTGAAGCGGACTGTGCCTGAACGATCCACAATGACCAGTTCAGATATTTCGCGCCTGTCGTTGTATCCGATATGTGACACTTCGAACCTGGTGTTCGGATAACACCTGTAAATGTCTTTTGCTCCTTGCTTTTCGCTGTAATACTCCGAATCGCCAAGTTCGACATAGATGAAGGGGCCGGTGTATAGTTCGCGGCCGATCCCGACATTGAAGCCGGCGCGCTTGAATGCGTCCGAAGCCTGTCCTTTTTCTTTTTCGGTGTTGCTCTCGACGCCGACGTCCTGTTTTCTGACCCAGGTTTTCTTTTCTTCGTCCCATACGTCGATATTGCAAAACAGATTCCCGTTGATTACTTCGTGGGTCCTTTGCCAGTTGCCGGGACCGAAGACCTGATCCAGAATTCGCATATCAACACGGGCGTCTTTGTAGATCAGAAGGACGGCGCCGACACGGCCAGATTTGTTCTTGCTGACACTCTGAACGCGACATTCAACGTCCTGGGCTGTCAGTAGTGGTATTTCAAACTGTTTCATTTCCGGCATTTCCCGCCGACCTCCTTTCAAGGTAGTAATTGCAGAATTCGCAAGCGGAACAATAATCAGCGCATTTCTTGTCTTCGCCTGGGCGGACCTGAATTTCGTCGCCGCCGTTGTCCGATTTCCACTTTTCAGCGTCTTCCATGCTGTCCAGGACGCGAAGGGCTGTCTTGCGGCCTTTCTTCATGACTGCGAACTTGTCGCCACTGTTGAAGCGTTCTTCCGGCGTGCAGATCGGAAGGTCTTCGTCGGCCAGATTTTCAGCTTCTGCGACCTCTGCGAATCGTGCTGTCAGCCATTCTTCGCATTCAACGAAGTCGGCTTCTGTGAACTTGAATTTCACAGTGTGGACCGGAAATTTCGGGTAGTCGGCTTTGATCTTCGCGTCGCGCTTGCTATGATCTTTCAGGAAGGCGACGATCTCGCCGCCCTGGGCGTCGAATCCGATCTTTCGAAGCATATAGCAATAGATCAGCGTTTGACGTCGCCAGTCTTCGAAGTCCCCGAAGATGATCTTCCAGACAGAAGCGGTCTTGTAATCCGTAACAATTTTCGTTTCGTCTGAATAAAGATCGAATTGCCCGGATAGAATATAATTACCGAAAGGAACCTTGATTCGTTCTTCCTTCAATTCATGGCCGGCTTCCTGGTGCTTTTCAAGGATACCGTGGACGGCCGTCCCAAACAGAAGCCAGACCATGTCCGAAACGTCGCGTTCAATCTCTTTGTCGTGGCGGCGTTCCAGGATCGTTTCCCTGACGCCTTTCAAAAGGGAAGTCACACGGTATTCGTTCGGTTCGAATACATAATCGCGCTGGGCCAGGCTAACAAAAGGGGAAGGAAGGCTCATATTGTTGGTGATGATCATTATTCAGCGCCCCCTTCCAGCTTCGCCAGGGCGTTATCTCTTTCGATCGCCAGGGCGTCGGCCACGGATTCCAGTTCTGCGACTTTTGCTTCGGCCTGTTCGGCGCGCTCTTTTTGCTTTTGGTAGTCCTTGAACCACATATCAGAAGAAGACTGACTGTTCGCGGCCTGCTGTTTTAATTCCTGATTTTCAACCAGGATATTGAAGATAAAAGCCTTCACGGCTTCGGTATCATAAAGGTTTAACACTTGAAATTCCTCCTTTTTCGTGGTAGATTAAAAATAGTTAATTTTTTTCAGTGGGACCGTTGCGCTTTGTGGTGATTGCGTAGCGGTCTTTTTCTATGGCTTCAACAGTGATATGTTCTTCGCCCAGAAGAAGAAGGGCCTTGACGACCTGGGCGACCTGGACTGGCGAAAGCGTCTTCGGCTTGTACTTCATGGCTTGTCCTCCTTTCCGCGTATTCTTCGAACCCTCCGGCTAAGTATGTGAAAAGTACCCATAAGCCCATAAAGACGAATGACCGGATCGTTCCTTCCAGAAGCGGGACTGTTTCACATTCCACAGCGCCGACAGTGCCAAGCATTAAGAAGAACATAAGGAAGGCGATCGCGCCGAATAGGGTCCGTCTGTGCTTCCGCCTTTTTCTCATAGCGGCCGCCTTCCTTCTTGTGTCTGTTCCTGATCCGGCTTGTCCTTCTTTACTGGTTTTTTAGAAGGAACCGCGATTCCCATTTTCGCGGCGCATATCTTGCCGAAGCCGATCGCGATATAATCCGGGTTTTTCAGTGTGCGCCCACAGCGGCCGCATTGTGCAAAGTCTGACATTGTTTCACTCCTTTCCTTTTAGCGCGTTCGCGCTCCCATGCTTCAAACTGTTTTTTGACCTCCGGGTCCTTAAAGTATTCGGCCACCGTTTCGATCAGCGGAAGGGCCAGTCTTTCCAGTTGATGATCTGGTATTTGTGCCATTCGCGATCCTCCTTATTTCGTTTTTCTGGCCGCTTCGAATTCCGCCAGGTCTTCGGGCGTGATCCGGTATCCTTTACCGATCCTAATCGCCGGAAGTTTCTTTTCACGAATCCACGCCCAGACAGTGATCACTTTGACGCCGTATCTCTCGGCGACCTGTTCACAGGACAGGTATTTTTCCATTTTCTGGCCTCCTTTCACTTGACTTTGCTTCGGTTTAGTTATATAATTAGCGTTGACGACGACATATACATATACCAAACCGAATCCGACGAAAAACTGTTTTTTCGTGGGCTGTGTTTTGTTTACCCTAATTTCATTGGGTTAACCTTATTATAATTCGGTTTACTTGTATTGTCAATAGGCTTTTCCGAATTTTTTAATAAGGTGGTGCGAACTCATGAAGCCAGGTCAAAGACTTGTCCAAGTTGCAAAACAAAAGGGAATATCCCAAAAGGAATTAGCGAAGAAGTTATCAGTGTCCGCTTCGACGGTGTCAGACTGGGGAAGCGGAAAAACCGAACCGAAAGGCCCGAACCTTATTAAAGCGGCCGAAATATTAGGCGTTTCGGTTGACTATCTGGCCAGCGGTTCAAACATTGGCGCCGGTAATGTGCATACGAACAACGGCGCGATCGGGAATTTTCACGCCCCGGTGACAATCTCAAATGGATCAGAAAGACAGCTTTCAGCTAACGAAATTGAACTTCTTCACATATTCACCGAATTGAAAGCAATGGATCAGGCGAAGGTCCTTGTTTTCGCGAACGAATTGAAAGAGAAGGCCGAAAAATAAAAAAAGACCGCCGAAGCGGTCCTGAAAGGGTGGTTTTATATGTTTGGTAAAAAGAAAACTATTCCGGCGTTCCATTATGAAGGACTGCCTGATTTCGTGACGGATTATCCTTGTACGATTGAAGTCACTGACAATTCTATTGTAATACAGAAGAAGAAGCCAGAAGTGACCGTTTCGCTTCCGGTTGATAAAATACTGGCTGTTAGTCCTATGCAAGAAAAGGACTTCATGATGAAATATCATGGCCATTCTGACGTTCGAAAGATCGTCGGTTCGAAAAGACACTTCGTCGTCTTCGATTATGTTTCACAGTCTGGGGAAAACAAGTATTTCGCATTGTGGGCGCCGACACACCAAGCAATGGCATTGATCGGACTTCAAAAGATTAAAAGCAACGACGTGCCTTCGTCATACACGCTATGAACGCGGTTATATATGCCAGGTATTCGCCAGGCGGCGATCAGACGGAACAGTCTATTGAAGGCCAGCTTCGGGAATGCCGTGAATTTGCGGACAGGTATGAAATAACGATCGTCGGCGTTTATAGTGACCACGCCATGACAGGAAAGAACGACCGCCGGCCAGACTTTCTTCGCATGATCGCGGACAGCGAAAGCGGAAAGTTCGAAGCGGTTATTGTCTGGAAGTTGGACCGTTTCGCCCGTAATAGGTACGACAGCGCGATCTATAAGGCGAAACTGAAAAAGAACGGCGTCAAGGTTATATCTGCCAAAGAGAATATAACAGACAGTCCGGAAGGGATTATCCTTGAAGCAATGCTGGAAGGCATGGCCGAATATTATTCTGCGAACCTGGCCCAGAACATAAAGCGCGGCATGAAGGAAAGCGCCCTGAAATGTCAAGTCACGGGCGGAAATATCGCGGCCGGTTATAAGATCGGGCCGAATAAAGAATTCTTGATTGATCCACCACAGGCCGCGATCGTGAAGGAAATATTCGAAAGGTATGACAGCGGAGAAACAGTCACCCAGATCATAACGGCCTTGAATGGCCGTGGATTGAAAACTTCACGCGGTAAAGCCTTCGGTCACAATAGCCTTCATACGATTTTGAAGAATGAAAAATATATCGGTGTTTACAAGTGGAATGACGTTGTGATTGAAGACGGCGTTCCGTCTATTATAGATAAGAACCTATTTGATCGGGTTCAGGAAAAAATGACACTGAATAAACGGGCGCCGGCCAGGGCTTCGGGGAAGGTGGACTATTTGTTATCGACGAAGTTGTTTTGTGGTAAGTGCGGAACTAATATGAACGGCGAAAGCGGGACAAGCAAAACGAAAGGCCGCAAGCATTATTATTATAAATGCGCGTCAGCGAAGCGCCGGAAGGGCTGTAATAAGAAGCCTGTGAAAAAGGACTGGATCGAAAAACTGGTTGTCACAGAAACGGTCCGTCGTGTCCTGGTTGACAAGGTGGTTGAAGCGATCGCCGACAAGGTGATCGAACTTCAAGGCCGCGAACGCGACAGAAGTATTCTTCGCGCTCTTGAAATGGAACTGGAAGGCGTGAAGAAGTCAATTTCGAATCTGGTCAAGGCTGTCGAAGCCGGTATCTTTTCAGAATCCACACAGGCCCGGCTGTCTGAACTTGAAAAAGAGAAGAAGGACCTTGAAGGGCGGATCGTACAAGAAGAAATCATCACACCGAAGGTAACGAAGAACCAGGTGATCTTCTGGCTGGAACAATTCAAAAACGGTGACGTGAATGATCCAGCATATCAGAAGAAGATCATTGACGTATTTGTCCAGGCTGTTTTCGTCTATGACGATCATATAACAATAACCTATAATTACATTGATGAAAGCGGAAGGCCCCGAACGGTGCAAGTTGAAAAAGGCGACTTCCCGGCCGATCCGACGAAGTGCGCGGGGGGTTCGACTTTGACGTCTTCCCCTCCACCAAAGCAAAATAAGGCGAACCCCTTTGAAGACATTCTGGTCTTCCAGGATTGTTTCGCCTTGATAATAAAAATAGCGGACAGGGTTTGATCCCCGTCCGCCTTTTTATTTTATACTTTTTTCGTATATGAAAGACTGATCCAGCCGGCGCCGCTCTTTAGCTTGCCCCAGCCGTTAGATTCTTCGACAATGGTATAAACACCCTTGTCTTTGATCTGTCCTGTTACAGCGTAGTTCGTGCCAGGTCCTTTCCTGATATTCAAGACGCTTGCTGTGACCCTCACAAGGTAGTTCGTCCCCGTAGAAGTCTGTTGCGTCGGCTTGCTTGCTGGCGCTGTTTCCGCCTTGCCAAGTCTTTTGTTGACCTCCGCCGCGATATACGGGAATTTGCTTTCAAGGTAGGGGCCAGGGCAAGACGTGGCCGCGAAATATTTGTGCATGGTCAAGTTCCCGTTCTTGTCGCCGGTGAAGTTCAGCTTTTCTATTCCGTTTCGCTGACATATATCAACACACAGGTCGATCAGCTTCGCCAGGGCGACGTCGCTGACGTGCCAGTTTCCGCCGATTTCGTCGTTTGCGACTTCGATCGTCACGGCCTGGTTATCATTTGCGGCGCTTGAACTTGTCCATGCTCTGTTTTTTTCTTCGACGTACATTCCGACGCGGCCGTCAGTTCCGATCCCATAGTTGGAACTGGCCTGTCTGGAAGTAGGGGCGAAGACGTTTCCGCAAGTTTCAACAGTAAGATTCCCGGCCATGTGGTGGATTGTGATCTTCCTGATCTTGTCCCTCCTGGGGTTCGTGCTATTCGGGGAAATTTTCGTGTAGTTTACAAGTTTGCTGTTGCTCATTTCTGACCCTCGCTTTCCGCTTCACCTGATCCGGCGTTATTCCTGGAAGCGTCGACAAGGCCTTCGCCGAATATGTAGGCGATAAGCGTCGCGCCGGCCATGATGATAGACGTGACCTGTGTGATTTCGGTTTCTGCAAAGCCGAATCCGATCAAAAGGGCGGTAACAAAGCCAACGACGGCCACCCAGAACTTTCTTGAAGTAAGTTTTGATTTCCAGTTAACCTTCTGCATTATTTTGATCCTCGCTTTCTTTTTTGTTGTTTTTGATCTTCAAGACATTTTCGACGCCGGCCTTCACAAAGTAACCGAAGACACAGGTTTTCAGAATGTCCGAAGATTCGGAAATAAAAGTTCCAAGATACGAAAAATCCTGGAACTGGTACATGACAGCGCATGAATAGAAGAAGCTGATCACATAAAGGGCGGAACAGATCAGCACAAGGCGCTTCGAAAACTCCCACACCCACAATAGGGGTTCGCGGTTCGCCTTTCTTAAATGGCGGCCTTTCATATTGCGTCTTTGACTTTTGCGACGCATATTTCGTCAAGGCGCTTGTGGGCGGATTTTGCGGACTGCTCAACCACGATAAGACGTGTGTTCAGGTCCTTGACGTCATTCTTCATGGACGCCATTTCGGACTTTATTTCTGTGATTCCGGCGCTGATATTTTCCAGCTTCACAATTACGGTCGTCATTTGCGTCGCGTCCTTCTGATCGTCTGTCTTCTGGTTCCGTTTCAAGTTTGCAATTCCAGAATATACAGCGAAAGCGAAGGAGCAGAACGAAATAACAATTGCTATTTCGACGGTCATAGGTTCACCACTCTTTCGACAAAAGATTGGACCCCCTGTGATTAAGGGGGTCCTTTGAAAATTAAACACCGGCTTCGTTTTCGGTGTAGCCCATTTCCGCAAGGTAAGCAGAAACGCGCGCGCGAAGTCCCAGCGGGACGTCTTCGATCTGGATTTTACCCAGGATAATTTCCCCGGCATAAAGACGAACTAACATGGTCGCGACCTCCTTTCCGAATATTAGCATTGCAAGGTATATGAAAACGGCGGTCCGCATTTAGACCACCTCGTTTTCCTGTGTTTCCGTTTCAGCCGAAAGGGCTGTTTCAACTTTGATTCGAAGGCCGGCCGGAACGTCGTTGATGTTCATTCGGCCTTCTTTGATTTCGCTGACATACAGCGCCACAAGTTTAGACATTTCATTTCCTCCTATCCTGGAATTTCTTCCGCGAAGACTATGTCACAGATTTCCATGATACAGCCTTTCAGGAACTCGTTTTCGGTGAAAAGCCGCTGGATCAGAAGGTCTTTTTCATTTTCCTTCTGTTCCTTCGGTACATGATCGCATTCTTTAGGATCAAACATTTCGATTCCCTCCTTTTAGGCGAACCTGATCGTCGCCTGAATAACTTCGATCGTCTGGGTTCCCTTTGTAAGCGTGAAGCGGTACGCCAGGCCGTTAGTCGTTGCGACGGTCGCGTTCGTGAAAGTGTGAACGTACAGGTTGACCTTCGACGTGATGTCTTCCCATACCGGCGAAGGGTCAAATGGATTGTTCGTGACTTCGCAATGAAGGACACTATCCACAGGGCGATCCGAAGGGTATAGCGACACGAAGCATTTTGTGACCTTTTCGTCCGTAGAGAACGCGCGGGAAGCCGCGATCCTGGTAACGGTTCGGCTGAACGTGATCACACGCTGGGCCGTTCCTCCGGCGCCGTCGCTGACACTGATCGTCAAGGTATGCGATCCGGCCAGAAGGCGAAGCCACACAGAAGTCAGGTCAGCCGTGTTCGTCGCGCCGCTTGTAGCGGTATAGGTGCGAATGGTGATTGTTTCAGCCCCATTCGTCACCGTTTCCGTAACGGTCAAGGTCTGGCTGGCCGATTCCGCGTCTGTCACAGTGTAGTTGTGGGTCAAAGGCGTCGTTTTGGCGCCCACGTTCTGATCGGACCCGCTGATCACCGGATTCGTATTGTACGAAATAGGCGTCGCTGTTCCGGTCTGGTACGCTGATTCAGCGCCCAGGGAATCGACAGCCTTCACGCGGGCCTGATAATTCGTTCCGGACGTCGGGACAGTGTCCGTGATTGAAGTCGAAGACGTGATCCCGATCTGGACATAAGCGCCAGAATCGACACGACGTTCGAAGACATAATTTATCGGATTGCCTTCCGGATCGGTAGACCCTCCTGTGGTAATGGTTAAAGATTGCCCAGCGCGTGGGGTTCCGTGAGAAATAGAAGACGGGGTTGTGGGCGGCTGGTTCCACTGGATTATATAAGCGCCGTCGGTATCCACAGAATCAGATACCATGATTCCAGAACCCACTTCCAAAGCCGGCCGAACGCCATAGTGGCCACAGTACGCGCTGCCGTTGCTCAAACTGCCGTCCGTGTTGACATACCGCGCATTGCCCGAATGGCCGGCGTTCGGGGTCCTTAACCACCAGTACCAATATTGCGTTGAAGAAAGACTGGCGTTTGTGTATTCGGACGCGCTGACAGCTTCCGCCGTCGGATAACATTGTCTTCGGCTTGCGCTATTGAAGTAGTCCCACAGTGTACCTTCTGCGACGCTGTTTTCGTTCGCCAGGCCGACTTCTGTGTTTGAAAGAAGATAAATCTTTCGGACTATGTCTTCGTAACCGCCGCCGTCGGTGACGGTATTCTTTGCGACCCTGATCGTACTGTCAAGTATCGCGTTCCTGAAACTTTCTTCGAAGAATGCCAGGAAGCCGGCCTGGGCGTCGTATTCGTTGTAGTTAGTCCAGACGTTCGCATTATTCGGCGGCGCGTCGTAAGCATGGCGCGCGCTGTACCAGGCCCCGGCGCCGGCCGCACTGTTCAGCCATTGATCAATATTTGACTGGCTGTAACGGTTATTTCCGTAGTTCGCGCGATTACTGTCTGGGTTACTGGCTTCTTTTGCGTCGAAACATTTCAGGGTGATCATTCTTTCGGCGACCAGCTTCGTTCTTCCGGAAGCCTGGTGTCCGACAATAAATCGAATGACGCTATTGTTGTACTTCGTGTTTACTGACTTCACGACTGATCCAACGGGTAACGTCGATATTAACTTTGCCATGATAGCCCTCCAATTCTTTAGAAAATAGACAGTAGAACAATTCGTCCGTTTGTCTTATAAGGTGGTGACTGTTGCCGTGTTCAGCATGGCCCGTCCAGCTTGCGTATGAAGCCAGGATCGTTTCAAAGTCGACCCGGCCTTCGTCAAGCAATCCACGGAATTTTTTCAATTTCCGGCGGATTCGGTTCTTGCTGTCGCGGCGGATTTTCTGAACGACCTTTCCAGTGTCCGTCATGAAGGTCCTGAATCCCAGGAAGTCGATCCCCTGTTTCAGCGGGAAGATCGCCGTCTTTTGATTCAGTTCCAGGCCCAGGTCTTCGACATACCGGCGAATTTCTTCCAGGCAATATCGAAGATGATCCTTGTCGTTGTGGATCAGATAAAAGTCGTCCATATACCGGCCATAAAACTTGATTCCCAGGCGTTCCTTGATAAAGTGATCCATTCCCGAAAGATAGAGGACTGCGAACCATTGACTGGTATGATTGCCGATCGGGATTCCCTTTCCTTCGGTGGAATCAATTATCATGTCAAGAAGCCACAGAACGTCGGGATCGTGAATGGTCCGACGAAGCTGTGACTTCAAAACGCCATGATCTATACTATAAAAATATTTTCTTATGTCACATTTCAAGACCCAGCCGTCCGCCCCGAATTGCCGGTGGTATTTCCGCATGAACATTTTCAGGCGGTCAAGGCCGAAATGTGTTCCCTTTCCCTTCTGGCTTGCGTAGTTGTCAAAGATGAACGTCTTTTGAAGGCGTGGTTCCAGGACGTTGTCGCAAAGGCTGTGCTGGACGATCTTGTCGCGAAACGAATTATACATGATCAATCTTTCCTTCGGTTCGTACACCATAAAACAGTTATACGGGCTAAGTCGGTATTTCTTCGACGTCAGCATGTAGTGAAGGAAGGTCAGGTTTTCAAGTGCGTTGATCTCATATTTCACGACTGCATACTTCCAGCGTTTACCCTTCCGGGCTTCCATGTACGCCGTATAAAGATTATTCAGGTCTGCCAATTTTGCGAAGTCAGAAGTCGGGACCTGTTCTTCGCTCAAAATAAAATCCTCCTTGCCGCTTATAGTCTGGGCGCCGTAGCCGAAGCCCTCGCGTCAGCAATCTTGTGTTTACCCTTACGGGAAGGATATGTCCTCCTTTGTTGGGGTTCTCTGCTTTCAGGTTCTTCGCCTTACTCGGTCACGCTTTCCACCAAATCCGGCCGAACGCCATTGTTGCCATTGTACGCGTTGTTGTTGCTCAAACTGCCGTCCGTGTTGACATTCCGCGCATTGTTCGAATTGCCGGCGTTCGGGGTACAGGACATACCCTATATTAAATCCGTCAGGCCTGTGGTTCGTCCTGGCTGGCCGGCGGCTTTTGGCCGTCTTCCAGTTCCGACTTATACCAGGCGGCGGACATATACTTGACGTCAAGGGTTTTCTTCGTCCAATATTCGAAGGTCCCAGCGTCTATATAACCGCGCTTTTTCGAAAGTTCGACATAGAAAAGCAATAGCTTACAGTCTGTCAGCGCGGCCCGTTGTAGTTCTAATCTTTTAGCCTTGTCTGATTCGTTCCGGATCGGGAATATTTCATTCGCTTCCAGTAGATTTTCATAGATCGAAAGGACGCGTTCCTGGATTCGGTTGACGATCGTGAACCTGATCTTCTTCGGGAAGTGATTCGCGTTGTCCGTCAGATTCAGCGTGTAGTCAATTAAATCAGCGACCACCGGAAGAACATGAAGGGGACTATCGTTCCCAGGCTTCTTCCGTTGAAAATTCTTTCTTGTTCCCATTTATGCACATTCGCCCCCTTATCGCGTCGATTGTTTCGCGCCGACCGGTATAATCGAACCCGTAATCACGAAGGATCAAGGTCTGTTCCTCGCCCTCATATGTCACGCCGCAAAGAACGACGCTGTCGCCGCCACAGTGGCCACAGACGGGCCGCAATTCGACGAATAGACATGATATAAGGCAAGACATTTCGGACGGCTTACAAGCGAATTTTGTCACAGATAAAGCCTGTTGTTCGACGTGTCAAGGATACCTTCCGGAAGTCCTGAACCGTCATAGCCTTTCCATTGTGAAAGTTGTCCGGACGCGAATGTGTGGGTTACTGTTGTTCCGGTGAATCCAGTGTCAAGCTGTTCCTTTATCGCCTGAATGTCGTAATCCTGACGACGCTGAACTTCTTCGACGGACTGGCCTGTTGATTCGATAATAGTTCCGGCCGCCTGTGTGTGGACCAGCGGCGCGGCGTAGGCTGTCATTTGTGCCGACGTCACGAAAGAAGAAGCCCCGACTTGCACGGATACGGCGCTGTTTTCCTGGTTCGTAACGAAGACCGCCACGTCGTGAATGTGGACCGTGTCGGCCGTGTCGCCTATTTCACCCAGGAAAGAAGAAGGGGGAAGTATATTGTCGCTGTCAGTGCCGTCAAGCCATGAATAAGCAAAAAGAAATTCGACATTGTCAGCGTCCAGGGCGAAGATTCCGATTTCTCTGATCCAGACCGAAGATTCAAGTCCGGCGTTTGTAACCTGGATCGGAATTTTCATAATCGAAGGATCGCCGGCGATAAATTCTTTCGCTTGAACCTGTGTGTCTGCTAAAACCGGCGAAACAAGGGCGGTCAGTGTGTTCGGGCTTGCCGTTGGCGTTCCGTCGCCGCTGGCCGCTCTTACGACTTGAAGCTGTAATCCTGACGCTATCAGTTGGGTCAAGACTTCGCTTCCCCTGTCTGTGATTGTTGATCTAAAACGTGCCATTGCTTAACCTCCTTGTGGAATATGTTCGTGCTTATTTATGCAAACAGTCGCCGAACACAAGACGAAAGCCGGCCGAAGGATCGTCTGTGGAATCTGCGTCTGCATTTTTAGGACCAGGTTCGCCGGGATCATCTGACCCAGCACGGCCACCAGGGCGTCACGCTGATCATATCCGGAAAGCACGATCCGGATAAAAAGTTCATACGCGCCGTTGTCAAGGTTGACCGTGAAATCCTGGCTTACTGTGGATAAATACTTCAAAAGGCTTCTGTAAGTGTAAGGAAGCTGGTCAAGGTATTTCAACAGGATTCTTTGACGCCTTGTTTCCAAAGTATCGCCAGAAGCCACAGAAAGCCCCAGAATCGCTTCCCAGCGTTTACACCCATATTCGGACAGGCTGACAAGAAAAAAGTCCTGTGGCGCGTCCTGGACGTCCTGGGCGGCCTTTTCGAATTCAGTTTGAAGTCCGTTTGTGATCTGCTGAAATTCAATCAATTCCCGGATATATCGTGGCCAGTAATTAAGAAGCTCCATTCGTCACCACCCCCAGGACAGGAATCGAAGCGGCGTCAAGTGAAATATTCGCCGTTCCGCCGTTAATCGTGGTTCCTGTGATGTCAATAATGCCTTCGACGTTCAGGATTTTCGTTTCGATCTGGCTGACGCGGACGATCAGGTTTTCACTGTCGGCCCATACTTTTGCCAGGTCGTCAAAATAGTCCTGGATAGCGGTTTGGACTGCCGTCTGTACGCTTTCCCAGGTAACGCCAGAAGAAAAGGTCAGTGTGAAGGATACGTTTATCGTTGCGCCGGTAACGGCCGCCACGGTCACGACATGGCCTATCGGTGCAATTCCGACGCCTTCGCCCTGGTGTCCCACCGGGTCAACGTCATTCTGAACGAAAGTAACCAGTTCAGCAGAAGGAACGCCCCATTCGCTGTCAAGAAGGATAATCTTAACGGTTCCGCCGCCATTCCAGACAGGAATAACTTTCACGGCCCCGACGCCTTGTAACAGTTCGACCTTGTTCTTGTAGTCAGCGATATTTCCGCCGAAGGCCTGGCTGTCAAGCGATTCATAATAACGCTGGCGAAGTTCGTCGTCTGTTTCTTCGTTTTCACCAGGGATCAGGACGTCGGCAATAGTAGCGGCCGCCAGTCCGTCAACAAAGTCGATCGGAAACAATGTTCCGAAATACTCGTTTCCGACAGTTCCGGCCGTTTCTGCTGTCAGCTTAAACTGTCCAGCCGCGATCCTTTCGGTAACTCTGTAATTGATGTCACCGCCAGAAAGGCGTGTTCCGATTGCCAATTCATAGCCGGCGCCCTGGGCATTCTCAAAATATCCCTTTCGGACGGCGAATGTTGCTGGCTGTCTGAATACGGCCCTTTCCTGGGCTTTCTTTGTAAGATCGACGCCTGTTTCCGTGTCAGGGAAGGCGCGATCCATAATGGTTCCAAGTTCGATATACAGGATCGCCAGTTCGGCCGCCGCCGGTGCGATTGCGTCATAAATGACGGAACCTTCACGCTTGTCGACTGAATCGGACACGCGCGACAGACAGCGGTCCATGATGTTTTCAAATGTCATATTTTCATACATTCGCGCTTACCTCCGTTTTAATACTTACTTCACCGAATACTGTCGACGCCGTAAATTCGACCGAAAGCGTTCTTTTGTCAATTTGATTGACGCTGACGTCATAAACGTCTGTGATCCGGCGATCTTCCAGCAAGGCTTCACGAAGAATCCGCTTGAATTCACTTGCTATCACTTGATAACTCTTGCCGACAATGGCGTTCATTTCAATTCCGTAATTCCAGGAATAAATCAGGTATAAAAAGCGCTCTGATTGAAGAATTTTCATGATCGCCTGTTTCATGGCGTCGGTTTCGTCAACAAAACCACCGACGCGTCTTGTCGAAAAGTCTATCTTGTACGTTCTTGATGTCTGGTCCTTTTGTTCAACTACTTCGACGTTCTGGCCAATAGTGACCGACGCCGCATTCGGTATCAATGCCATAAAATCACACCCTTCCAAGAACCAGAAATTCCTGACCGCCCTGATTTCTTAACAGGACCACCTTGTCGCCAGCGGCTAATCCGAAATAGATTTCCTGGGCGGTTTCAAGGCCTGTCTGGCTCGTTTCTATTGGCTGTACGCCGTGAACATGGCTGTCAGCGGTTTCTGTGTTGTGTGCCGGGACGGTGTGATCATGTGGGTTAATCGTGTGTTTGTGCGTCGCGTATACGCCGGACCTGAATTCTTTCATCAGGACGATCTGTTTTTCGCTTATGTCGAATCGGTTATCGACGCGAATCACAAGCGGACTGACCGTTTTCACGGTCCCGAACATGAAGACCGTCGGCGATCCGGCCTGGCCGGTTTGCTCTGCGACTTTTTTCATAGTTTCAAGTAAAGCCATATCACACCACCCTTAACTTTAGATTCATAGTTCCTTTAACAAGATCATGACCGGCTTCTTCGACAATGAAGAACTGTCTGACGCCGATTTCTGCAAGGCTTATAAATAAAGCCCGGCCGGCGCGGACAGAAAGATCAGAAAGGGCGCTGACCTCAAACGATCGCTTCGGGCGGTTATATAATTCAATCATCATGTCACCGCGTTCTTTGATCTGGGCTTCGTTCAGGCTGTCGTCCAGCTTTTCGAAGTTTTGAAGTATTCCCCAGAACTTCATTGTGTTTGAATCCTGGAAGATATAAACGTCGCGCTTTCCGGTTTCCTTGTTGTCGCGAACCAGTTTGATTTTGTTATAGGTTTCGGTATCAATGTCTGACGCGTAGGTGTAACCAGTGGCCAGGCTTGAATCGCCGACGAATAGGTCCAGCTTCGAATCTTCGACACTTGAAATTCGAAGGCTTCCGAAGTCGTCCCATAGATAAAACATTTTTCCGGTATTTATCAGCGTTTTGTCCAGGGCTTTCAGAATGATGTCAAAAAGGGTCTGGTTATCTTCGACCATTGAAGGAATGACATAACCTGTATTGACAAGCGCCCCGGTCTTGATCTGGAAGTCCGCCGCTATCTGTGCGGCGATCTGATCCGCCCGTTTGCCTTCAAAAACATAGGTGTCTTTGTTCTTCAAGTACCTGGTTTGATCGTATGCTGTGACTGATATTTCACCTTTTTCGGACCTGGACAGCTTGAAAATATAGCCATAGAAAACACCTGTGTTTCCGTCTTTTATGGCCACGATCCCGCCGTGGTCCCAGGCGACGCTATTATCGACAATGACAGTCAGTTCGGCGGAAGCGGGGGAACCGGTCCGCTTTGTGGTCCATTTTGCCGCCGATACAAGAGAAGTCACGTCGAAGGCTTCGCCCGTCTTCATGTTCTGGTAAAGTACACTGATTGTCATAACGTGAACACCTGTCCAGGATAGATCGTATACTTCGGATTTCCGGTTCCCTTGTTACGATTGTCTATCGTTGTTTTGTTTGCTTTGTAAATTTCAGGATAACGACTTCCGTCGTTGTAATACTTCTTTGCAATCGCCCACAAGCAATCACCACGAACGACAGTGTGTGTCTTCGCCGGTGGTGGTGTGCCTGGGCGATCTGGTTCTTTAGCTTTAGCGACCACGGCCGCCGCCACTTTAGGGGGCGGAAGGACAATTCTTTTCGGTGAATAATCCTTCCATTCAACCAGCTTTATTTCATAGTAAAGATCACCAACTTCGCCGGCGCGTTCTTCGTAAGTGAAGGATTCAACGCCATAGCGAAGATTGATGTCCAGGTCTGTTCCGGTAATCAAAAAGCGAATAGGGGACGCGCTTTCGCGCGATCCCTCTATCGCTCTAACAATTTCGATCGGCTCTTTGACTGATCCTGTGACATAAGGCGCCGAATGTGCCGGAAAAAAAGACTTCCAGGACACTTCCCGAAGGCCTTTCTGTCGAAGGATATTGATTTCGCCAAGTTCAATCACGGTTGTTTTGTCGTTCTTGCCGGCGGCCTGGACTGAAAGTTTTTCAGGAAGGACCGGGATTGAAATTTCCCGGCCTTCTATGATCAAGGTCATTTTATAGGCCATTAAGCATACACCCCTTCCGCCGCCGCGACGAATTCGTCTTCCAGCTTTGTTTCAATTCTGCTGACCACTTCGTCAACGTCGACCTTTTCGCTGATCTTCGCGTCAACGGCCACCGTCGGGGTCAGTGTAACAAAGTTCTGAACATAGCGCATTTCAGCCACGTCACGGAAGAATTTCAGGTCTTCGTCTGCGATATTGACGTCGTCCTTGATTTTCCCAACTTCGCCGACGCTTCCCACGTTCGGAATGTCTGAACCTCCGGAAAACTTACCCATGATGTCTTCGTTTTCGGCGGCCTTCTTGTTTGCGGCGTCTGCTTTTGCTGTTGCGATCTCTGCATGGCGCTGTGCTGTGGCCACGTCAGCGGCCGTCTTCATCTGGTTCAGCTTCGCGTCGCGGTCTGCCATCTGATTTTCAATCTGGGACCGATAGGCTTCAAGGCCCTGGTTCCTGGTTTGTTTCGCCGCTTCATTTTCAAGCTGTGCCGTAGTGCCGAAGGTCACGTCCTGGATCAAGTCAATACTTACGCCAGGGATTTTATTCAACATGGAAATAAAGCCGTTTATAATGCTGATCGCCCCGTTGACCATGTTTTGAAGAATGGTCAGGACGTTCGCTTTCATGTCACCCATGAAATTAGCGATATTGACGCCGGCCGTCATAAAGGCAAGCTGTAATTTATTCCACATATCCATGACCCAGTAAACGCCGGTCATGAATCCGATTTGAACCCAGTCCCAGGCGGTTAAAAGGGCATTGCACACGATCAGCCAGGCGACCCGTAGACCGCCGACGGACTGTATCCACTTATAGATCAGCGCGATCACAATTCCGATCGCAATAGCAATCCACAGGATCGGGTTCGTTAGCATTGAAACAAGAAGCGCCTGATTCGCCGCCACTTGTAACCAAGTGACAGCAGTCCATATTCCGGTAATAAGCGCATACGCGCCGACGGCCGCCACAAGGCCCCAGAATATAGGTTCAAGCGTGGACCAGTTGTCATATATCCACTGGGCACCCTGGCCTATCACCTGGATCACCGGTTGGAAGGTTTGAAGTAACATGTTCCCCATAATCGTTCCCACTTGTGAAAACGTCATAGGCATAGCCGCGAACTTCGCGTTGATTTCATCAGCCGACGACAACATGGCGTTTTTAACGATCGTGGAAGTGATCTGGCCTTCTGCGGCCATTTCACGAATTTTTCCGATCGGAACATTCAGGTAATCGGCTATCGTTTGAACGATTGTCGGCGCCTGTTCAAAAACACTGTTCAATTCTTCGCCACGAAGCACGCCGGAAGACATGGCTTGCGTAAGTTGCAACATTGCCGCGTCTACACCGGCGGCCGAAGTTCCGGCAATCGTGAACTGCTTGTTTATAAGTTCCGAAAATGCAATCAATTCTTCATTGCTTCCGAACGCGTCCTTTGCCATAATTCCCATTTTTGACACAGCGTCGGCTGTGGCCTGGTATGAAGCGCGGGACCTATTAGCCGATTTCATGATCATGTCTTGAAGTTCTGCCGTGGTTTGCATTCCGTCATTCATCAGACCAAGCCGGGCGGTAGTTTGCGTCATGCTGTCGGCCAGGCCTATAATCTGTTTAACACCAAAGGCGGCGACGGCCGTCTTTATTAGAGTACCGACGCCGCCCCAGGCGCTTTTGATTTTGTTCGCTCCGTTTCCGGCGTCATTCTGGCGCCTGTTGAACTGTTCGACTTGCTGTGTCGCATTCCCGATCGCGGTTGTGCTTCTGTTGAAAGTAGCGCCAGGGTCAACTTGATCAGTCAAGCGATCCGTGGTTTCAAGTGCGCGATTGGTACGCGAAACGGCGTTCGTGATTCTGTTCAATGCGCTGGTCATTCTGTCCTGTATTGCTAAACTGGTAGATACACCGGCCACTATGGATCACCTTCCTTTCTTACCGTTGCGCTTTGCCCTGGCGGCTTCCTTCTTTTCCTTCTCGACTTGAAGGTCAATGGACGCATAAATAAAGGCGCGTTCACGAATTGGAAGCCCCATGAGCGCGCCAGGTAGAATTTTCAAACGGTGGAGGGCGTAATGAGCATAAACCGATTCGCCGTCTGCTTCCGCGTCATTGCCGCCCCCCGTTATTAGTTTTTTGCTTCTTCCCTCAATTCGTTAACGTCAGTCGAAAAGCCGTTGACGTCCTGAATTGCCAGAAGAAGATCGGTGAACTGGCCAGGATTCAGAATCTTGTCGATAAGGTCTTCCGCTCCCATGACGCCATATTTCGATTGAAGTTCGGCGTCCTTGAAGTTCGGGTCCACACAGCAAGCGATCACCAGGCGGTTATTGTAAAGGTCCGTGTCGGTTTCGGTGTTCCTCTGGTGCGTTTTCTTGTCAAAAGTCACCTTCTGACACGATTTCCTGATTGCCTTGTTTTCGCCCTCTGTGATCGACTTGATAACGAAGGGGTGGGGGAACGGTTTAATTTCCACAGTGGTTTCCACAGTGGTTTCGACTCCCTGTTCCAGTAAAAAATCTGTAAGTTTGCCCATTGGTTAATCCTCCTTTTTTAGAATTTAGTGAAAGGCGTCAAAATGTCGAAGTCCTCGAAGGTGAAGTCTGTGTCTTCTTCAAGGGGATCGTCGGAATCGCCGTCCAGCTTCGCAAGAACAGTCGAATCCATGTTACAGCCCATTAAAAGGGTTGACTGTTTCCCGGCGGAAGACTGTGGGTCTTCATTTTCGATCACCATGTCAAAGTACAGGTCGACGCCTGTTTTCTTATAGTCCGCGATCATGGAACGGAAAAGCGGGGTCATGTAGTAAAGGGTCATGGACCCAGTACCATTCAAGCCGGTCACTTTATGGCCGGTCATGCGCTTACCGATCGACTTGACTTCGGACTTGCTTTTATCGACATTCGCTTCGATCGACTTTGCAAAGAACAATTCTTCATTGTTCCCGTTGATCTTCGCGTATGCTCTGCCTTCCTTGCCGGAAATAGTATCCGGTGCGTTCAAGGTTTTCATTTCGGTTCACTCCTTCCATTAGTTGACCGTAACGGTCATATACAGCTTTTCCATGCTGTCGTTCGGTTGTAACGCGCAAGCCACAGCGACGTCACGCTTTCCGACGCCCTGTTGAATGGTGATGTCAGCACTTTCGAAATTGCTGATCGCGTCGATCGCCTGGTATTGCGTTGCAAGGGAAACAAGGTCAGCCTTAAAAAGCTGACGGCCTGTGTCGCTGTTTGTGACAAGTCCGATATAGCTTTCGCCGAAGATTCTTGCGACGTCATTCGCCCAGCCGTCCATGACACGGACAACGCGGTTCGAAGTCCAGTCTTCGGATACGCCTTCGCCGAAGGTGACAAGGCTGTTAATGTCTGTCAAGACACGGGCCTTTCCATTATCAGCATAGAAGACGAATTCGCCGCCCTGGATCGCCGCTTCGAACTGGCTTTTTGTATACTTGATGTCGACGTCAACGGCTCCGTCATACGCGGTATTGGTCAGGGATTGGTTGACCTCTGCACCAGCAGAAGCCCCGGCCACCCACGCGACGGCCTTGTCGCCTGTGATTGTGGTTCCGTCAGAAAGAAAGACGCCGTTCTTGACGTTAATCAAGCCCATGTCGTCGCTGTCGTACTGATAGAGGACGCCGACGATCTTCTTTCCTTCGTCATAGCGCAGACGCTTAACGAATGCCACGAAAAGGGCCTTGACCGTTTCGTCTGTGCCGGGATAGCCGATCACGTTGAAGGTTTCGACCTCGATCGCATTCAGGAAGGCCGTATAAGCCGCGCCGTTTGCTGTTTCATTCGTTCCACCGGTCAGCGCTGTCGCGGAAGCCGCTGTGAGAGTTGCGGCCGTGCCGAATGTAACGAATTTATTGTTGACCAGGTTCGCCGATCCAGTGCTGGCGACGACTGTCTGTGAATCGACTTCCATTGTGTCAATGTAGGTCACGACGTCGACTTTCAGCGCGTCGTCTGCGTTTGTAAGGACTGCGACACGAATGTCGTTTCCTCTGGTTCCGGCCCATTTAGCCGTCACCGTCATTCCTCCGATAGTCTTCGAAGCCTTCACGCCGCCAGAATTCACGCGGTAAACAAGAAGTGTTCGCGCGCGCTTCAATGCTTCCCTGACCAGAAGAAGGGGGGCGGCCGTAGGATCATAACCGAAGACGTCGATCGCTGTTTTGTTGAAGTCTTCCGCTGTCACTGAAAAGACCTGGCTTTCAGGTCCCCAGTTCAATTCAAGAGGAAGGGCGACAACGCCACGCGATCCAAGTCTGGCCGCGCTTCCCAGGCTTACAAAGTTGATATAAGCGCCGGGAAGGATTTTATTTTGTACCGTAAAAGTACCACCACCGATAGGGGCCATTTAGAATCACACCTTTCTTTCAAGAAATTCAGAAACAAGCCTTTCGACCTGTTCTTTCGTGTACGTTTTGCCGGCTTCCAGGATCGCGGTCAAGGTGTCCTTGTGCTGACTGAAAGCCTTACTATTGACCAGTTGTTCCTTTGTGAACATGGGTTCATCCGCCTTCGGCTGGTCTTCCGTGGCGGCCTTTTGCTTTTTGGTTGCCATTATTTCAATTCCTCCTTCTGATCAAGGCTTTCCATGGGATCGGCCGCTTCTGGCGCAATGACAATATGAAAGTCAGCGTCAAAAGCGAATTGAAAGACCCCTGTTTCGTCCTTCCTGGCGTCATGGCCTGTCAGGATAACCCGACGGGTTTGTGTGCCATTCTCGACGACGTCAAGGGCTTCAAAGTTGTCGAACATGGATTCAGCCCAGGAATTAAAGGCCATGTTGTCGTCTGTCTTCAAGAAATAGAGGACTTCGAACTGATATGACCTCGTCCTTCGACGGTCCAGTTTCTTTTCCTGGCTCGTTTCTATGGACCCGACAAAGAAGTTCCCGTCCGCGTCTTTCGGAATACCGTCAACGAAGACTTTCCGATCAGGCCATAATCCGGTCAGTTTTGAAGCAATGGCTTCCATGAAGTTATTCACTGTCATTTCGCATTCCTCCGTTTAACCAGACCCGCCAGGCGTCAGCCTTTCCTTGATGATCCGGTTTATTTTGCGGTTCAGTCGCGCGTCCTGGGTGTCCTTCGTGCGTTTTATCGCTCTGCGAAGCGTGAAGTGGCCGCGAACATAGCCTTTATATGGTCCGACGTACATTCCGCCTTCCGGATCGTTCCGTTGATAGACGAAGGTTCGGCCGTCCCAGTGACCGGGTACAAAGTGACTTCTGAACCCGTATTCAAGGGGCTTCGCGTAGTCCAGATTGTTATAAACGTCGATCCTGTACCGCTTGCCTGTCATTTTTGGCTTGCTTCCGTCGTGTTCTTTGTTGTTGCTGTGGGTCAACGCTTTGTCCCCGGCGTGGAAGTTGGTCCGATAATCGCCATTGTTCACAATGTCAGGACTGTCGTTTTTACAGATCAGCTTCGCCTGTTTTACGGCGTAAACGCCTTCACCGACGACAAGTTCTTCCATGATGTCAGGGACTTCGTTTCTTAATGCTTCAAGCTGGCGCTGGAATTGAACCAGACCGCTATTGTCAACACTCACGACAGATCACCGTCCTTCACCTTGATTTCCTGGTGCGTCGCGTATACCGAAGGCCTTCCGACGACTTCAAAGTCGTAAACGATAGGGCTGTTCGGATTATCTCTGCCGAATCTTTTCAGCGAAACGCGATCACCTGGGCGGATCATCAGGTCAGGACCGGCGAAAATTATTGCGTCATAGTCAATTTTGTTCTGTGCTTCCGTTTGCTGGCTCTTGTCAGAACCTGATTGTGAAAGCGCGCAAATGATAGCAGAATAAACCACAGAAGGAACGGACTTCGTAATGTTGTTCGTTCCTGTCTGCGGCGCTGTTCTTGATACCGTGGCGGTGTCTTCATAGGTTCGTTCTATGGCCGCCCGTTCAGCGGAAAGATTTCCGAATCCCATGTTTGATCACCACCTTAATTTTCGATACTCGTTCAGGACTGTCTTCCAGCCGAACAATTCGCCGTTATCGTCGCCCAGGTTGAAGGTCTGGGCCGATCCGGAAGCGCCGGAAGCATTGGCGAACGACGTTGAAACGTCACCACGCTTCACAGACGCCACCGGACCGACGGCGGCCTGTGTATTGCCAAGACCGGCGGCTTTGTAATAGCTGACGGCCATGACTACCAGGACCCTTTCAAGCGGCGCGGGAAGTGCTTCCTGGTTGATGTACGAAAGAACCTGGTCTTCGATCGTCTGAATGACGAATAGAAGGATTTCGTCCTGGTCTGTCGTGGTGATACCAAGAAGCAATTTGACCTTCGCCAGCCTGTCGTTTGAAGACATGAGGATTCGAAGGGCTTCGTTTTGGTCTATCCCCAGGCCTTCCAGGGCTTGAAGTAACTGGTCTAACATGCCGTTCACCGCCTTTCGTTAGCTGATTATGCAACAACGATAGTCGCGTTTCCAGCCTTCTTCGCCTTGTTGTCGTCGACGTCAACTTCTGCGACGGTGATCTTGTGGCCGTTAGTTGCCGCGATTTCACCAGAAGCGGGAAGATCGGTCCAGCCAGTTGTCAGAACGTCGTTGTAAGCAACAGACGGCGCGGTAGTAGTAGCGGTCTTATAAACCAGCTTACGTCCAGGAAGCGCCACTTCTGCAACAGTAATCACAGTATTTCCGGCCGCGTCTGCGTCAGCGGAAGCCACTGTCAAGGTTCCAAGAGTGCCGGCGCCCTTCTCATAGAAGAAGATCAGGTCAGGGGTGAGGGCTTTTGTTCCGTAGTCGTAGAACATGGCCACGCCGTAGTCGTTGGAAAGAGGAATCTTTTCAGGGTCCTTGTAAGGATAAGTCACGACAGGCTGTGCGATCGCGCCGTCGATCATAAGGATCGCGTCAATCCCGTTAGGAAGATAAACGCTGGAATATGTTCTGACGCCGTGGAAGATAGCGAATTCCTCTGCGACCGTGTCAACTGTTGCGTTGATAGCCTTATTGTCCAGATAGTTTCTGATTTCGCCGTAGAAGGAAGGGGAGCAAACAAGACGCATAATGCTTCTCGGAATACCTCTGACATAGTCGTTCTTCACGGTTTCAAGCGCCTGGATCAAGCCTTCAACTTTCTTTTCAATCGTATCCAAAGACGAACCTGGTTCGTATGATACGCCAGAAATAACGCCAGTCTGGAAGAATGCTTCGTCAAGTTCAGCGACAACAGTGTCGACGTGATTGTCTGCACGTCTGGCCATGATGTTTCCGACGCCGAAAGTGTCAAGGTCGAACTTCGCGGCTTCTTCAACGATTTCTCTGTGCTGGTCAAGGTTTACGGTAGTAGGCGGAACTGTCAGTTTATCACCGGCTCCGGCGGTTCTTGCGGTTCCGTATGCCTTCGAAGCGCTGTTCTTGAATCTCTTGAATTCAACAGAACCAGCGGCGGGATTTCCAGTGTAGGCCTGGGACTTCAAGCCACTGGACAGTGTTTCCTTTTGGATATTTGTGATCACAAGACCGGAAATTTCTTTCAGATCGACTTTAGTCGAACCGGACTGGATCAAGGAAATTGCTTTTGTTCTTGCCATTGTTAATCAATCCTTTCTTTTTTCAAAAGTAGTTGTTGTTAGAAGATTACAGGGCCTTCCGGCGCGGCGCTTGCCGGTGGTTTGCCGGGTTCGGCGGGTTTTACTCCCTTGATGTCGGGATTCTGATCCGGCTCCTTGAACAGATAGGCCTTGCTTTCCTTGATAGGTTTCAGGAAGCCGTCAAGGTCTGTCTTTAAGGTTCCGGAATCGTCCACGTCGATTTTGTCAAGGTCCAGAAGTGAAATGATGTCGGCCGGGTCGTGTGCCTGGCCAGCAAGCGCCATTTTTAACGCTGTGTTCTTCTGGATTTTCTTGATCTCTGTCGTGTGGTTCGTTTGAAGGGTGCTGATCGTTTCCTGGGCGGTCTTCACGTCGTCGGCGATCTTTGCGGGATCACCAGAACCACCGATCGCTTTCAAGGCGTCAGCGGCGGCTTTCAGCGCTTTTTCTGCGCTTGTGGACTGTGTCTTCACGGCGTCGAACTTATCAGCCGGGACGAATGTTCCGTCATTGCCGACCACCAGATCGACGTCCTTTCCGTCTTTGCCCTTGCCTTTCAACGCTGTTTCAACCTGGTTCGCCAGGTCTTCCCCCAGAATAGCTTTGATACTTTCGTGGATCATGATTGGCTCCTTTCTTTCCGCTGTTTTTAACGTGACTTCCACACGCTTCGCGGCTCCGTCTGTTCGCCGGACGGATACGGCGTATTTTGTTTATGAAAAAACGCCCGTGAAGGCGTTCAATCAACAGTAATCACTTGATTTCTTTTGCTATCAGGTGATTTCTTTCGTTTTATGCCGTTAGCTTCGGCCCATTCTGAATAGGTCATGTTCTTTGGCATTGTCTTTCCTGAATTAAACCAGTCCATTTCGTCGTCCGGATCATATTCGACAGTCGTCGATCTGCAATTCGGGTGCATAGGCGGAAAATTTGTTCCCGGCCGTGCTTGCGAAAGGGGGAAGTGTTTCCCGTCCAGACTGGCGCAAATTTCACTTGTGCGGCTGTCCAGTGTGGCGACGTACTCATATTCTTTGACGCCGGCGGCCTTGTAAGCGGCCTTTTCTGCTTCGTTGTGAATATGGTTTGTTTCCGTCCTGATAAGCCGTTCAGCGTTCTTGTAGGACTGGCCCATTTTGTCGGACATTTCCTTCGCCATGACAACGACGCCTTTTCCCTGGATTAATCCCTGGGTTGTGATCTCCCGAAGATGAAACAGAAGGGCCTGTTTGTTCTGCCATAGCCGATCCGAAAACATAGCGCCGGACCAGGGGTAAGAAACAACACTTTCGATCATGCCAGCGCTGATCTTTGCGAATTCATTCAGGAAGCCAGCGCGACTTTGCAGATCATAAACCTTGTGATAATAACTTTCGGTGAAGTTGTCTCCGAATTCCGCTTTCATCTGCTGAACGCCCTTTGTGAATAGGTCATTCAGGATCATGTCTATCTGGCTGTGTAGGACTTCCAGGCGCGTTATAGAACTGTTTGTCGACAAGGCGTCAAGTTGTGCCGTCAATAGCGCCTTAATGCGCGGATCGGGTTCCTGTGCGATCCTGGTGACGTATTCCGCCAGGCTTGCCTTCCATTCCTGGAATTCCTTTCGGTTCAGAAGCCGGACAGCCTGTTCATAGGTCAGGTCATACTTGCCGGCATACCTGGAATAGAAGTCGTTGACTTCCTTCCGGATAGCCTTTGCGGCTCTTTCGTATTCCATGAAGGTTTTCAGCGACAGACCAGCCCCGCGAAGATAGGCTTCATTTTCGCGTGTCAGGGCGCGCTGTAACCAGTATTCTTTACTGTTCGTCATTTACTCCACCGCCGTTCCCGTCGTCGCCTTTATCGGCTCCGGCATTAGCGCCCAGTGCGTCGTCGAATAGGCCGTTCCCGAATTCCTCCATAGCCTTTTTCTTTTCTTCTTCGATCCAGGTGACTTCTTCTTCGACGTCCTGAACCCACGGGTGATTTTGAAGCTGTGTACGCTTCGATATGATCCCTTCGCTGTTACGGACATTGTTAATCACGTCGGTCTCGTTGACAGGTAAATCCACGTTGAATATAACGTCAAAGTGTTCCTTCGTGAAGTCGCCTTTCCCGGTTAACTGGAAATAGACGTCAATGAACAGTTTCAGGCGCTGGAAGGTGTCCTTCAATTCGTTCCCCAGTGATACACAGTCGGCGTCAAGGTCCATGTATCGGAAATTGATCGCCGTTCCGGAAGCGTTCCCCAGGTCTGGGTCCTTTGTATCGACAGCGGAAGCGAAGTCGAACACGTCCCGTCGCTGTTTGTCCAGGAAGGCCATGACAGCGTCGATATTAAGATCGGCCTGTAATTTATCAACGCCACCGTCAGACGTGACTTTGATCGCCAGGTGTTCCTTCAAGTCGCGGATAAATTCGCCCAGGTCCTGGCCACCGTAGTTTTTCAGGATATAGATGAATTTCGCCACGTCACGAAGGACGTCGGCCGTTACTGACGTTTGCCAGTTTATATCGTCGACCAGGTCTTTGATGAAATAGCAAAGGGGAAGTTCTTCTTCGTTGTATTTCAGCCAGGCGATCGGGACTTCTTCCCAGTTGTAAGCCTTATTTCCGACGACGAAGTGGCTTTCTGTGTAGTCGTTCGTTTCGTCACCGTGATCCTTGTCGACGTGGAAGTCTGCTGATCCAGTTCCGCCGAATCCGTCGGTCTTGAACCACTTAACGCCGCCAGAATACCAGAATTCGGCGTGTGTGATCGTCTGCTTCCTGTTCCCGATATAAATAATCTGGTCATAGAAGCGAATGAAGGCGTCCATTTTGGTTCTTTCAGCGTCACGCCATAGCGGGATCAGTTCAGTCGAAGGAACGCGCATGAAGGCCAGTTTCCCGTTATCGAAATAGGGCTGTATCCATGCGATCCCGGACTTGACAGCGCCTTTCCCCAGGCTCTTGATCTTACGTCTGAATGTAGGGTCAAAGACGTCATTCAGGGCGTCGCCGTATTTCTTGTTTCCGGTATCGACTGACCAGGGCTTCGAAAGAAGATAGTTCGCTTTCTGGTCCACCAGCTTTTTCAGGATCGGGTGTTCAATCTTCGTATTAGAACGATTGGCGACGTCGTTTGTTTTCCTCTGGACGTCTGACCGGTTCCTGTAATACTGTTCAGCTTCGACCATGATCTTGTACTGTTCGGACCCTTTGAATTCTTTTATTTCTTCGCCGACGATCTGGGCCAGTGACATAGTTGTTTTTGTTGGATCATTCAGGATCATGTTGATCCGATCCATGACTGATAAGTCAAACATTTTTTACACCTCACTTTAAGACTTCGATTGATGAACCGCGACGGATTCTTTCGACGGAATAACGAAGGGCCGCCATTGCGTCGTCCATGAATTCGACTGGTTCGTCTATATATAGGCCCGAAGTCGGGTCCTTTTTCCACTTCCATTGTTGAATCTCTTTCAAGGTGTTCACACAAGAAGGGTGAATGTGTATCTTGCGGCCTTTCAGGAAGTCGATCTGTGCTTTGACGCTTCCCTGTTCCTTTTTTACGGGATAGGCCCTGAATCCGGCCTTATGCCAGGTCTTGATTCTGTCTGGCTCTGCCGAATCGCAAAACATTTCCACGCGGTGGTCAACCTTCGCCGTCCTGGCCAGGCTGATAATTTCTTCCGTATCCTTTTCGAAGCAATAGACTTCCGAACAGATAAACAGTTCGCCGTCCTTTTGCCCGACGCCCAGGATCGCGTTTGCGTGGTTGAATCCGAAGTCCTGGCCATAATAAAACGCGTCGAAGTTTTCGCGCGTAGTGGGGAAGGTGTGGACTTCAAAATTCGTAATGATCAGGCCGCCAAGTTCGCCCCATTCGCCCAGGCCATAAACACGATAACCTTCCGGGTCTTCCGTGGCTCTGCGCTCCATGCGACGGAAATAACCGGCGTCAATGAAGCGGTTCGTCTTATATGTGGAATGGTGCGTCAGAACGTCCGAATCCTTCTTGTCGAAATATCTTCCCTTGATCCAGTGCGTAGCGCTGACCGGGTTGAATGTCATTGTGATCTGATAAAACAGATTCGGGTTCAGGTCCTCCAAGTTACCACGAAGACGGTCGTCCAGAATGTCAATATCTTCGGAAAGAAGTTCCGTGGCTTCCTCAATCCATATCCACACCAGTTTCCCGCGTTTGAATGTAATTGATTTCACCTTCTCGCGTTGTCTTTGGTCCTTGACGCCGCGAAATATGATCTTGTTTCCCGTGATTCTGCATTCAAGGGCAAGGGGATTCAGGTTCACCTTCCAGAACTGATCCGCATACTGGCCAAACATTCTATAAATGGCCGCTTGCAATTCTGCGAAGGTACTGTCGCGGTTCGTTTCTTCGATCTTACGAACGACAAGAAGATTCGCGCCGGCATAGGCTGGATCGGACAGCTTCGCGATATAGTCCTGGGCGATATTGACTGACTTCCCTGAACCGGCTGATCCTTTTAGTATCCGGTATCTGGCGCGGCTTTCGTTTACATTACGGAATACAGGGTTAAACTGGGCCGCCGACCTGACTTCAATCTTCGCCGCCATAGTCATAATTGATCACCACCGTAACAGGGACGTTCGCTTCTGGGTTATCCTTGAACATTCCCAGGTGTTTTCCGCATAGTTCAAGGGCTTTCAATTTATCAGCCAGGCGAATTTCTCTTTCAACGCCTTCGCCGTCTGCTGTTGGAATAGTCTTGACCTTTACAGAAGCGATAGCCGCTGTGTCGTCTTCGGAAGCACTTTCCGCTATGGTTGCGCTGTCGAAGTTAATAACATCAGCCGCGTTCACAAAGGCGATCCTTGCGATCTCACGAAGTACGCGGTCAGCGTTGATCCCAGTCCTTTTCGATCTCTCGGCCAGGGCTTCATCTATACGCGCGCGAATTTCAGGTTTTTCAAGGTTTTCACTTCCTATTGATCCGGCACTTTCAACGCTATAACCGGCGCGAATCGCCGCCTGTGTGGCGTTTAGATCAATCAGGTATTCGTCACAGAAGACTTTTTGTTTCTTCGTCAATGCCACGATTCATCACCGACCTTTCTTTTGAGTGTTAAAATATCCGGACAACAGAAAAAAGACGCCTGAAATTGACGTCTTTTTCCGTGTCCTTTATGAAAAAGGAGGGGGGAACGGGCTATTCCCCAGTACCATATTAGAATACATTAAAGCTATAAACAATGGCGTACACTTGCAATCACTTGCAATCAAATTCTTACGGCTTTTCCCGTCTTGCGGTGAATGTTTTCATTCTCACTCATTTTAAGTCTTTTCACCAGGGAAGCGATAGCCGTGTTTCTTCTTCTGGCTATTGTGGAAACGTCAACGTCCAGGGCTTCGGCCGCTTCTTCGTATGTGCGTTTCGGATAATAGAGGGTAAGAAGGACACATTTTGATTTCGCGTCCAGACAAAGAACGTGCTGGTAAACTGTTTCGATCTGGCGTTTTCTTTCTTCCAGCGGTGCGATTGCTCTTTCTGATCTCTTTTGTCGCCGCTCTATGGATTCCATCATTCGGATCATTTTAGCGTCTGGATCATTGGAGGACTGAACGCGGATCGTGTCATATCTCACCGACGGAAAGACCCTGGCCCGTATTTCTTCCAGGTCTGCTTCCAGTGCGGCTTTTTCTGCGTCGATCTGATATTCTATCGTCCTGATCTCTTGCGTGTGATTTTGAAGTATGTCTTCTATGTTTTTCCGGATTCTTTCTTCTGCGGCCACGTCGTTTCCCTCCCTTCGCCGGAATGTTCACAAGATCAGAACGGAAGATCATCATCTTCCCCGTCGACAGGTATGAAGTCGCCGTTTGCGATCGCGTCTTCGACCGGGCTTCCGGATTGCCCGTCTGATTTCCTTGAATCTGCGAAGTAAACTGAATCGGCTATAATTTCGACCGCTCCGTGTTTCTTTCCGTCGTCGTCTTCCCAGGTGCGGGTCTGTATGCTTCCGACCAGGGCGATTTTTGATCCTTTCTGGAAATGCTTCGCGCAAAACTCGGCTGTGTTCCTCCATGCTATGACTTTTATGAAGTCGGCTTTGTCTCTATTGAAGCGCCTGTCAACGGCGATCGTGAACGAAGCCACGGCTGTTCCGCTTTGTGTATATCGAAGTTCTGGGTCCCTTACAAGGCGTCCCATAAGCTGACATTGATTCATGTGATTCCTCCTAACATATATTTTTAATTGTATGACTTAAAATTCGGCCCATTTTAGCGCGTTTATACCTTTAGAGGGGTAAACGTACCCTCGCGACATTTGCGTCGCTCCTTGGCCGTCCTGGACGTTCTGGTGGGGTCTTAAAACTGTTTCCCGTGTTTGTATGGACGTGTTTCGTTGTAGGCCATTTTTTCGGCGATTGCTTTTTCAAGATCAATCCCCAGGTGTCCGCAAATGTCCGCGATCCTGATCACGGCGTCCGCCAGTTCGACGGCCACGCCTTCGGGCTTTTTACAGCATTTAGTCGGCGCGCTTGCGACATACCCGCCGCCGCTATAATAAACCATAGGGACAGGCTGTCCAGGCCTGATCCTGTTTCCGGATCTCATTTCTTCCAGGGCTTCGGAAAGTTCGCTGTGGATAAGTGCGATCGTGGTACCAAACTCCGGCGCCGGTTCCCAGAAGCCGTGTTCTTTTGCTGTTGTGTGTGCTTTGTGGATAAGTTCTGAAATATTCATAGTTTTTCCCTTTCTTATACAAAGTTTTTCGGCGGTGTCGGAATGGTCTGTCCGATCGGGCGCCACAGGTGTAAACAATATTCATGATTGTTGACATATTCGCTTTCGGCCGGGTGATACTGAATGACCGTTTCTTCCGGTTCGAAGAACATTGCTTTTATCTGACACATTTCTTCCCATGTCGGACAGGTTTTCCGTTTCTGATTGCAAGGCGTTACGCTGACGTGTTCCCAGGCGCCGCCATTGCTTGCTATCACATAGAAGGACCGGCCATTCACGAAGACCTTGAAGGCCCCGTTGTGTTCGTCGCCGTTGTTCCCGAAGATATGTCGAACGTCTTGTCTGTACTTGTTTAAGTAGTTCAGATTTTTCATTTTGCTTCCTCCACGATATACACAAGAACCTTCTGTCTTCCGAAGACCAGGGCTTCTTCGTGTGATTCGAAGTAAACGTCGATCGCGTTTCCCTTGACAGCGGCACCTTTGTCCTGAACGGTTCGCGTTCCGTATCCTTCCACGAAGACCACGGTTCCGACAGGGAAGACGGACCAGTCAGCGGCTATCGTGACGCCTTCCTGGGCGATCGCTCCGCTTGCTGTGTAGACGATCCCGTCCGGGCGATTAAGCGCCCATTTGCCGCAACACTTTTCGCAAGGACAATAAGCCGTCGCTTCAACTTCGATCCATTCCGGTTCTTGTGGTTCTGGTTCTTCGGTGATCATCGTTTCCTGGGTCTGTGGTTCTTCCGTTGTTGCCATGACTTCGATTTCTTCCGGTTCTCTCGGCAATCCAGAAAGAGAAGCGGCGGCCATGATCAGCAAGAGGACGGCCAGGGTGATTTTGGTTCGTCTATTCATCAGCGCCCCCTTCCTGGGCGGCCCTGGCGGCCATGATTTCCATTGACCGAAGGATTGTGTATTCCGAAAAGGCTAACTGTCCGATCATTTCTTCGGTCAGAATGACAAGGTATTCGTCGCCGTAACCGTCTTCGCCATATGTACGACCAGCGCGTTCATTGATGAAGTCCAGCTTTCGCCTTGCGTATCTCTCGGCCTTTTCAAAGAAGGCGGGGCATATTTCAGCCCCGATACTTTCTTCGACGGCCGCCTTTAGATTAAAAGTCGTCGTCTTCATCTTCGTCGTCCTCCGTGTCTGGAAGTGGTTCATTTCGATCCGCGCGTCTGAACAGTTCTTCGACAAGCTGTCTGGTTGTGAAGCCTTCAAGAAGTGCAGAATCAGAAAGATTGACTTCGTCTTCTTCCAGGACGATTTCGATTCCAGATTCCAGACGGAAAGCCGGCCGAACGCCATTGCTGCCATCGTACGCGTTGTTGCAGCCCAAACTGCCGTCCGTGTTGACAAGCCGCGCATAGTGCGAACTGCCGGCGTACGGGGTTATCAGCCACCACCAGT